GCCGGTTTCGCGCGAGCCCCAGGAAGGACCCGCGTTCGTATCTATCGTCTAAACCGAGTCAGAACGAAGTACAGTAACGCCAGCACGATCGTACACGCAACGCATCCGTCGCGCACGCCAGCGAGGTACGCAGCGGAGATCGCGGCGCTACTCGCGTGCTCGACCGCGGTCGCGATTTTCGTAGACGATTCGCGAACCGCGCCTGCGACCGCGCGAATTTCGCGTAGCGTATCACCGAGAGCAGCTTCGTTCACGACCTCGCCCCGCACTTAGTCTAACCTAAGAGACGAGGTCGAGGCAAGAAAAGTTCAGAGAAAATCGACTAGACGTGACGCCGCACGCGACGTGCAATATCGGAGGCGCGGAATAAGCGAATCACGCGTTCTTCGACACTTTTTCGTGATTCGCCGAAGTTGCCTACGAAGCATTTTATTTTACCGTTCTCGAGGTAGAAGACGACGTGTCTTCGGCCTTGCGCCGAGTATATCGTTGGCTTGACGAGCGACTGCGAAAGCCTCTTGACAATCCGACGTAGATCGTTAGCGGAGTACACGACGTTACCGAAAACGTCGCGAAGTTGATAGCGAATTCTTCGTCTCATCGTTGCTTCTCGTAGTCGATAAAAAATCCCGGCGATGCCGGGCAGAAGTCAACGCGTTGTCATCGTCTAGTCCGGAGCCACGATCGGCGCTGCGACTTCGAGAAGATCGCGCACCGTTACGCGGATCGCGATATCGTCGTAGCTACCGTCGTCTTCGGCGACGCAGATTGCGCGTAACGCCGCTTCCATAACGAGACGCGCGGCCATGCGAATATCGAACGGAATTTCGCGGCGACCGTCGATACCCGGCGCCACGAGTTGCACCGGCGCGAAGTAATGGAACTCGTTTCGATCGCCGTTTCGATGCTCGCCGACGATCGTAGTGCCACCGTAAGCGGTCGGCGCGAATCGGAACGAGTACGAATCGTTCGCAATCCACTCGAGCGCTTCGACTACGTCTTCGCTTCCGATGCCGAGACGAGTAAGCGCGGGATGAAACGGATAGCAGAATCGCGCGCACCACGAAAACGCTCGTACAGTGACAGGCAGTTGTCGGTACCGGTGGTGGCGCCGACACCAGTCGTAGACTACTCCGAGTACGATCGTACGATTCACGAGACTCGGCGTCACAGTCGTTTTCGGAACGTACGTCTCGCCTTCGACGACGCCGCGAAGATAGCGACCGTAGCGCGCGACTGATTCGCGATCGATGCACTCGGATACTTCGTTCCAACTAAGTTTTCTCGGCATGCGAACCTCCTTTCTTCGGTACGTGAAGACGCTCTTTTTTCGCATCCGTCGCGCGTCTTCCGTAGTTAGTCGCGACTAAGTCGCCGTTATCTCGCTAGCCGCGAACTGGTTTTCGAGCAAGTTGCGCGATTATTCGTTGAAGGACTCGATAATCGGACGAAATCGCTCGCGCACGTCGTTAGGCACTTCGTCGTCCGACACCGCGACCCAAGGACTGAAACCGAATCCGCCTTCGTACGTAGTGCCGTCATCTTCGACGAGAGCGAATCCCCAACGACGAAAAACGTCCTCGTTCTCGACCTGCAGTAAGTAGACGTTAGCAGCAGTGCGTACGAAACGAATCGCGCTCATCGTAAGACCTCCTGAGTTAGGTTTGCCTAATCGCCCGAAGGCGTCACTGCAGTACTAGATCGCTTCGTATCGATTTCGGTTCGCGATCAACCGAGCTTTGCAAGCAGCGCATCGAGATAAGCGTCGATTCGGACCATCTCGCTCGGCTTTACGCTTCGAGGCAGCCCGCCGTCGACCTTGCGACCGCGAATCTCGCCTTCGATACGGCTACCGGTGGAAAGTTCGAATATCCCTTTCGGCGCAACGAGGTAATTCTTGCCGTCGCTGCCCAACCAAACCGCGAGTCGACGCGCGGCCTTCCAGCCGACCCTCCGCAGCAGCTTCTTCTGCGCCTCGTATATCTTCTTCTCGATCGCGGTATCGTACTTCGCGCGAAGGTTGTTGCGATCCCATCCCGCGGGTACCGTAACCGAAGCCGGGGGAGCCACGTCGCTAAGGTCCGGAGTCACGATATCCGCTGCCTCGCGGAAGATCGCGAGAAGCGTTTCGATCGTTGCGTCGTCGACGCCCTGAAGGTGCCCGCCGAAGAGCACCGCATTTTCCGGTCGAACGTACCGAGCGAAATCCTCGGCCGAAAGCGCGATCTTTTCTTCGCCCTTGACCTCGACGGCATTCTCGCCGTCGACGGATACGAAGACTCGATTGCCGACGCGATAGATACCGGCAATCACGCAGGCCTTCGCACCCCGTGCAGCTTTCACGGAATCCTTAGTAGCGCCGACCAGGTCGAACAGGGCCTCGAGAGCGTGAGCGCGGGTCATCGTCGTTCTCCTTTCGTGGTTCGGGTTACTTCGTTACTTCGTTACTTCGTTCTCCGTTCTTCGTTGTCGTCACCCTTATAATAACACGCCTCTCGCAGGCGTCAAGCAGAAAAATCGAAAAAAATTCGCTGCTCGACGTAAGTGCCTAGTTTTCTAGGGACTTGCGGCGAAAAAATTTTTCAAAAAATTCCTGCGGCAGATCTCCGCGGCATCGAAGGCTGCGAAAATCGTGTACGCGCGTACATCGTTTTCGTAGTGTACGCGGTTACACTTTTCGGTAGTCGGTAACGATCTCGAATGTGCCGTCGGGAAGTAGAATCCGCCGGTAGTCACCGAACAGATGGGGCGATTCCCGTTGAAGGACCTCGAGCAAGATGTTGGCTAGCTTCCGGATTTCCGATTCAGCGTGCCGACTGCCACGCAGTTCGAGGAAATGCCGCAACGCTCGCGCGTTGGCCGTTACGAAGATCTTCGTCTCCGTCGCGTTCGGCAATACGCTTCGCGCCGCTTGTCGGGCCAACTTCCTCTTATTTATAGCGGTAGCCTCGATCGGTAGCCACCGCGACGCGAACGACTCGTCCTCGAGCTTCGCTTCGAGAAGTCGAACGAGTCGAATGTAAGCCTCGCGTGCGTAACGTACCGCGTCCGTCCACGTCGCGTGCAACTCGGCGTCGGACGCGATAATATCCGGCTCGATGTACTCCGCGGTCGACTCGTCGACGTAGCGCTGCGAAAGTTGCGAGTACGAAAAGCCGACGCGATGCCGTACGAGTTCGTGAGTCAGACTACGACTGACACCAGTAATGAGCAGATTCCACACAGCGTGTTCCAGGACCGACCCGTGGCCCGACTCCTTGATATGCTCGAGATAAGCCCGGTTACCCCCGGGACGCGGCCGAGCGAATGACATGTAGCAGATTCTCCCGGCTACCTCGCACAACACCTCCGCTGACACCTCGCTGTCGCAAATCCGCCCGGGCCCAGGCGAGTTCGATGACATCGCACTATCACGCGACCACGCAACACCGTGATTGCGTAAAAATCGCTCGAGCTCGCCTTCGTCGAGAATCGATCGACCGAGAACGTAAACGCGCATAACGAACCTCGCTAGTCGATTACGGAAATTATCGCGATCACGTCGCCAGCACGGCAGACGATACAACGCTGATCACCGTAGTAAGCGAGTAGAAACGTCGTGTCCTCGTTCTTCGCAGCCTCGAGAAACGCCAGTAAGAGAAGACGACTAGCCGCAACGTGCGAAGCCACGCCCGAAAGGCCTTCGAGTACGACGTAACCGTATTCCTCGTTACTTCGAAGTTTCGCTGTCATCTCCCTTATCGAAAGTTCGCACTCGAAACTGATTGGATGCGCGAGCAATCGTTCGTAATGCTCGCGCGGCGTCATTCGCGGTCGCCACGAGCCCGAATAACACGAAACCAAGGGCGGCGTACTTATCTTCGATCTTCGATCGTACTCGAACGAAAAGACGAGCTTATAACTCGCGGCCACGAATATCCTCTCGAGATAATACACACGCCAAGTTCGTAACTCGAAAAGAAGCGACCTCGCAGCGAACTGCGAAATCGCAATGCACCCCGACACACCTTCGATTTCGAGACCGCAATTCGCAAGACCGATCGAAGCGTACGGAGTCGCTGCGAAAATCGAATCGCGCAGCCAAAAGATACCTGCATCGTTGCCCAACGATTGCGCTGCCGGCAATGCGACCGACAACGCACGTTCGAGCTTCGCAAATCGCGAAGACTCGATAACGAAGCTACACGCTTTCGTTTGCGACATTGCTCTGACTCCGAGTCGAAAAAAACACGCCGATCGGACCCTCTCCTAACCGACCGGCGCTCACCTGGGCTTGGCCGCAGGATCGGACACCTCTCGCCGCGGCCGCAAGTATTCTACCTCGATCTCGTCGTCGAACAAGCCCCGAAGTCGCTCGACGATTACGCTCGCGTACCGCGGCGACAACTCGCAGCCCCAGAAGCGACGACCGAGTCGCTTCGCGACTGCCAACGTAGTGCCACTACCGGCGAACGGATCAACTACGAGATCGCCGGGATTCGTCGCCACTCGAATGATGCGCTCGAGTATTGCCTCAGGCATCTGGCAAGGATGCTCTACACGTTCGAGAAACGTACCGCTAATGCGCGGTTCGAACCATACGTCGCACTCCGGACGAAAATGCTCTGCCGTTCCTTGAGGACGCAGAATCCATACGTCGTCAGGAACTTTTCCCAAAGGATTGGCCCTGCGGTTCGTATGCGTGATCAGCCCCACGCTAGGAACACGTATGGCATCAGCATTGAAAGTGTATTGCTTAGGATCGTAAACATAATAAAGAATATGTATATGTGATCTCGTAAATTTCTTATTACATGATAACCCAAATGTGTAATGCCAAATAATCCAATTTCTCATAGTCAATCCCAGAGAATCCAATCGGATCTTGTATTCCGCAACATATTCATCTCCCATCGCCAGCCAAAACGACCCGGTCGGTTTCAGTAACCGAATCGCAGTGCGAATCCATACGTCTGCCCACGCTAGATACTCGTCCCGCGACCGACGATCATCGTAGATGTCGTACTCGTAACCGATGTTGAACGGCGGATCAGCGAAAATCAAATCAGCACACTCCGCGGGTAACCGCACCATCGCCTCGACGCAATCACCGACTACGAGCCTGCCGTTCATCGCTTCGCCTCCTTCTCGATCTCGATTCGCTTCGCAACGACTGCGATATCGAGCGGCTTCTTGAAAACGACGTTGAAGCCGTACTGGAGAAGCTGCTCCGGTTCCGCCTCGTCTTCGCTCGCCAGGCCGATGATCAGCGTAGCGGCGTAAGCATCGTCCTTGCGCAAGTCGCGAACGATCTCGATCGACTCGCGACGACCTAAAGAGAAATCGATAACGATTACGTCCGGTCGAATCGTGGCCACAAGCGCGCCGAACTCGAAGACGCTCGACGCGAAATCGAAGCGATAATCCTCGATCTTCGATAACGATTCGCGAAGTAAACGATCGAATATCGAGTCCACGCTAACGAGGAGAACCTTGCACCGAAGATAATCTTCGAGTCCGCGCAACGGCATCCCGCGCTCCTTCAAAAACCGGATTAGGTTCTCTACGGGAACACGCCGATCGTTGCTGCCCGGTAATCGATACCCTTTAAGATGACCAGCATCAATCCACTTCGAAACTGTCCGCGGCACCACCCGGCATATCCTCGCTACCTCGCCCGTCGTAAAAACGTCTTTTCGCCGCATCGCTAATCTCCCTTAGTCTCGACTAATCGGCATCATACCGTATCGCCAGTCGTCCGATTCGATACCGAAGAAAACGATACCCTTCGCACTCTCCTCGCGCTCGAGTACGATCTTCGTCGATTCGAGTGCCTCCGCGGATACGACGCTGCGTACCGCCACGAGGAAATCGCCGACGAACTTCGAATCGAGATAGATCGTACTACGTAGATTCGCAGGTACTACGGACTCGAAATCGACCCGCGACTTCGCGGCCACGCCGAAATCCGAAGTCGCCGACAACGTAACCGAAGACTCGCCGAACTCGAATCCGATCGTTCTCCACTCCTTCGATACGACCGGATCGATACTTCGATACGCTCGCGCAAACGACTCGTAAGGAATCGTGGCCGCGCGATGCACGCGATCGCGAAACTTGCGATCGAAATCGAGAAAACGAATTCCGTTATTCGGAACCGATAACGTCGCGAGACCGACGGCAAACGACTCGCCAGCTAAAACGAGCCAACCGTTCGCATCGACGCCAATCTCGACCCGCTCATCCGTAGCGTCGAGGAACGAGTACGCCAGCGCGGCCGAGTCGTAATCGAGATACGCTAAGACCTTCGACTCGACGTTCGCGTCCACACGGCTGCGGACGATCGAGTATCGCTTCTCGTCGGTCGAGAAAACAATGAGACCGTCATCACCGCTTCGATAAAGAACGAACCTCGAACTCGATCGCACGCTCGACTTCGACGCGAAAACCGTACGCGCGAAAATGCCTTCGAGCTCGAAAGCGAAACGAGATAGCGACGACTCCGAAGACGAAAAGCTCACTCGATCGTGATCCGAATACGCGACCTTCGGAAACGCGTACTCAGTCGCTGCAAATCGAATGTGGTCGCGATCCGGTCCGCTCGCGATCTCAACGACCTCGCCTGCAGCTCGATCGATCGACGATACGAACTCGTTCGCGTCGAGTGCTACGGCACCCTCCTCCTCGATTACGATCTTCGTACCATCGGCATCGAACCGAACCTCGCCGACCGCGATACCACTACGAGTCGAAAACGATAACTTCCCGTCGCGAGCCTCGACGAAAACGATTCGACGTTCGAGTACGACCTCGCGAGCAATCGCACGTATCGCGCGAAGTCGATCGCGAACGAGATCCGATTGGAACCGCGCACGCATTCGTACCTCCTTTCTTAAATCGAAGAGAAAAGATCGTCCGCGAAGAGCGATAGCGATACGCGGACAGTACTCCCCCGCGAACCCGCTACGCGCCTAAGCGCCGGGCCCTGCGAGGCGTCGGAGGTGTCTCCTTCAGTCTACCTCCGACGTTCGCCTCGTGCAACCCTCGAGGCTATTTTTTCGCCCCTGCGACCCGCTTCCGGGGGGTCTTATTTAAGGCAGGGGTGCAGTTTGTAAATAAATGGCCCTCGTCGTCGTAACTCCTTGTTGCACTGGCACTTACGTCTCGGAATTCGTTGCAAATCGACCCTGCAGAAAACCCTGCAGTAAATACCGAATAATTCCCGCCGCGGTCATCGACGACCGACGTAGCGAACGATCGTCTTCGGCCGGCCACGGGCGTGCGTCGCTCCGACCTCGACCTCGATCTCCTCTTCCTCGACGAGCGAACGAAGAATCTCGTCTCGCTCCGACGGCCGAATCCCGCGAAAACGCGAACACAAGTCGGTCTTCGTTACCGCCCCTCGTTCGCGAATAAACTCGAGTATCTCGTTCCGCTTCGCCTCGAACGCACTCTCTGCGAGTTGCCGCGAGACCACGGTTATCGTTCGGCCTACGATCGCTTCCGCAAGCTCGCAGGCCCACCGCGCTACCGAATCTCGTACGATTACGTTACCCTCCGCAACCGCGCCAATAATCGAAAGCTTCCTCGCAGCCTCGTACGCACGCGCCCATAACGACGAATACGGCTCGCGCACACGAAGCGCGTACTCCTCGAACTTCTCGAGATACGAGTCGAAGATCGCCCCGGCTGGCCGCGAGTACGTCACGACTACGTTGCCGAGAGAACGAACGAAATCGACGATCTCGCGCGGTACCGTTCGATCCGCTGGTCGCTGATGCGTCGTTCGATCGCGACTCTCGAAAAGAAGTATCCGCGAAAGAAGACCGCTCTTTATCGAAGATCGTGAGATCGATCGAAAGAAATCTTCGGGCACCGTTGTGCCCCAGAGCGCGACGTGCGGCCGATCGATAACTCGCGTCTTATCTACGTCTGCGTACGCGACTCCAGTAAAGACTACGTTCGCAGACGTATAAAGTTTCAAAAGCAGTGTGGTCACGTTATAGAGATGCGGACTCGAATACGCGTTGTGTGTCGTACTAAGAAATCGCCCGAACTCGTCGAGCTGAAAGAGTTGCGCCCGATTCCGCTCGAGTGCACGCAGTAAACCCGAACCGCTTGCGATGTCTTCCGGGCCAACGAGCTCGAGGACACCCGCGACCTTCGCGATATCACGAATCGCTTGCCGTGTTCGCTCTTTACCGCATCCCGACGGTCCGACGCCGACGCAGTAGAGATTCGTTGTCGTACCGTACTCGTCCGCGATGCAGTGCGCACCGCAGAGCACGCTCACGAACGACAGCGCCGAACCAAGCGACAACATCGGTTGCGGTCGATACGCGGTATCAAGAATATACCTAGAAATCAAGGCCAAAATACCCGGCGCACGTTCGACGAACTCCTCGCTCGGCTTCGCAAATTCGATGACCTCGTCTTCGGTCTTCTCCCTCTCGACGATCTGCGCGTAGCGGCATTCGACTAGAGCAGTCTCGATCGCGTTAGCATCGTAGCGTGATGCCGACTCCGCAATGCGCCACACCTCGACATCGTCGAGCTGTGGCCGACATCGTCGTCGATTCACGACCGATAACGCCGAGTAAATCTCCTCGAAATCGAAACCGATCGAACGCAACTTCGCACCGATCCGAAAGAGAACGTCGTTGCGCGTGCCCTCCTCAATAACTCGAGTCTCGTCTAACTGTGCACATTTATTGATCTTCGACGTGTAATCTCGTTCTCGTTCATCGAGTAGATCGCACAGCCACTTCGGTGGTATTGAAAGAAACTCCTTAGCGATATCGAGCTCTTTACCTTCGAGCCACACGTACGCGCCGGCCAGCAGCTTACTCGGCGGTACTACGACGTAACCGCCGTCAGTGCGCACGTCGACGTTGGCCGCGAGCTTGCGCACCGAACATCGCCACGAAACGCCGTCCGGTCGACGGAAGAAAAAGTGACGACCTCCCGACGGCGTCACCGAAATCGCTCGCGCACTCTCCACGAGTTCGCATGCTCGTTCTTCGTCTTCGGGCCATCGCGCGTCGTCCTTCGAGTCGACATCGATAATGACGAGACCAGATGCGGAGACGCCAATATTCGCGTTCGGCCAACGAATCCACCACGACTCGATCGTCTTCGTATCGAGCGTCGCGTCGCGAACGCCGTGCTCCGTAAGCGGATTCTTCGCGCCGGCGACGACCGGCAAAACTTCGTAACCGAGTTCCGCATAGCGAATCGCAGCGTGCAAATTATCGAATCTCGCTGACGACGACATGACACTCTCCACGCGGCACCACCTCTCCACGAACGACTTCGATACGCGATACGAGGAAATCGTCTGCGATTAGGCCTGTAAACTCGAGTACGTCGAGGATCGCCTTGAGCACGTTATCGATGTCACGCCGTCGATAATCCGGCGGTCGCACCTCGACGAAAACTTCGACTTCGCGATCGAATCGCACGTCTTTCGGAACCGAACGTACGACGAGTTCTCGATAGTTCTTCGCGGCACGCGAGAGATAGTGACGACCTCTCGCATGCCGCCAGTAAGAATTTACCGACGGCGGATACGGAAGCACAAGCTCGACTCTACGCTTCGGTGGCATCACGCGGTCACCGCTGGCCGTTGCCACGACGCGGTGGTTTCGGTATCGATTCCTTAGCCTCGCCTAACTTGGGCTCCGGTAGTCTAAACGGATAGTAGTTCACGACTCGCGGATACTGCGTACCGTTCGGCGAAGATCGATAGCGAAGATCGATAACGAGAATCGAGCGAAGGAGCTCGTCAGTATCCGAAATCCTCGTCTTGCCGCATGCTGTGCAAATCGCAGCCAGCTCGGCCTTCGCGTACTCGCGCGCTACCGGATTATCGTGAAAAACGTTGACACGGACGAGAATCGTTCGACCGAGATACTCCGCAGGTTCCTGCACGGTAAACTCGACTGCGAGATACTGTCCAGTTCCCGTCATCGACGAACGCAACTCGGTCTTCGTGATCGCAACTACGTAGCGACCTTCGGGCAACGTGCCGAATCGAGTCGGCACACTCGACGCATCGAACTCTTCGGGTAGTAGTGCCATCGCTTCTCTCCTTTCTCTTAGTAACCGATCGCCTTCGCAAACGCATCCCAACTAAGCGGAAGTTCACCTGTAAGTCCGTATCGATTTTTCGCTACACACGTCGGTCCACCGGAGACACGAACGACACGCTCGCAGTCCGTGCGCGATGCGACCGCGACGCCACGAGTCTTGCCGAAATTCCCTGTCTCCGTCCGGACAGCGTAGCGCCAGTGCGCAAACAGCACCGCGTCCATCCACTCGGTTACCAGCGCAGCCGACGTTTTATGCAGTCGCGGCGAATAACGATCGTACGCCGGCGACTCCGGATCTTCGAATCGCTCGACCTTCGCATGCGCGATACCGATTACGATCATCCGACGTTCCGCTCGTATCTCGTCAAGAATACCGATGATCTCGCGCCACACTCGAAGCGCCGCCACATAACCGCGACCGTACCCGCCATCTACACGCTCGATCGTTGAGACATTGTGCTCCGCACACACATAGTCGTGTATTAATCTCTCGAGCCAATCGAGCGAGTCTAGCACAATCGTCTCAAAGTCATGCTCCTCGTCACGCACGTAGCAGAGCGCGCGACGCACGTCGTCGTACGACTTCGCTAACGGAAAATGCGCGACATCGAGATCGCCGAGTCCATCTTCCGTCAGTACGAAGATCGGCTTCGGTGCCGATGCACCGAATGTCGTCTTACCGATGCCCTCGACACCGTAGAGCATCACTCGCGGCGGCAACTTTTCTACTTCGCGGATCGGTTTCATCGCTACACCCTCGAACTTCGCACAACTCCTCGAACCCGCAACCGTAGCTTACCTCGTACTCGATTTTTTTGTAGCCGTGGCCCTCATAAAGTGGCCATCTCATCGAGCGAAAATCAGCAGAATTGCCTTATTTTCTAGGCGAATTTGCGCGTGCTCGACCTCATGCAAAAAATCGCAAAGCTCGGGGTTGATACCGTGATGTCGGCCAAACGGCATCTCGGCTGGAAATTGCGTAACGTCGTTCGTAACCACGACGTGTCGCCACTTCGATAGCGCTACGACTTCGCGCAGCCAGCTGTGAACGTGTGCAAACGGCCAGTACGCGAAAACGTCTTTCACGAGCAGCGCATCGCCGTCGGAAATCGAATCGATCTCGAACGCGTTCGCGTACTCGAAGCGAAGATTCGGTAGGTCGCTCTCCGGTAATACTTCGCGCACACAGTCGAGGCCAACGACCTCGACACCGGTTCGACGTGCGATCTCTTTCGTGATGCGACCGTTGCCGCATCCAAGATCGACGATCTTGCTCCAACTGTGCGTCTTAGCTAAGGTTTCAATGCATGCAATATATGCACGATCGTCCGGCGATGGCGAATCGAAAACACGCATCGCACCGCGTCGATAAAGACTCGTGAACGCAGGTTCACACTCCTCGACTTCGTGTTCGGCGAGTTTCGTGAACTTGCGCCACACGAACGTCTCGAACGGAAGATGCGGCGCGAAATCGACGGCGCAGTCACGAGCGTTCCAATCGCATGCGCGGAAGAGCTTCGAGACCGGTCGATGCACTACGAATCTTCGGTTATCGATCGAACACACGAACGCGGGATGTTGCCACGTCGCTGGCCCAATAATCGTGTACGGCGACTCCGTAACCGCGAGTGCTAGTCGCCACGCGTCCTGATCGCCGTAGAGATGCCAGAAGTAGAAGTCACTGTGCTGACAGATCCAATCCGCGATGACAACGAGTGGCCACGCGGCCTCGCGATCAACGAAGAACTGACCGCCTTGTACACCGACAACATCGCGTCGATCGTGAGATGGCCAGACGTAGTGCCAGCGGATATTCTGTCGATTCTCGCTCCAGAACGCGAAGTCCGAGAAGCGATCGAAGTACGGCGTCGGATCGACTACGCAGTACGCGTCGGCGTCGAGAAAAAGTAAGCGACGAAATCTCGTGTTGCGGACCGCGTGTAACTTCGCTTCCCAACCGCGGAGAATTCGTGGCTGCGTCGTCTTCGCTACTTCGCGTGCATCGACGACGCGAACGTCGTAGCCGTCTAGATCGGACCTACGAATCGGTTCCTCGTCTGCGTAGTGGCCGCGCCAGATTTCGATCGGTCCGCGGTAGCCGATGTGACGCAAGAGTCGCACACCGACGACGATGCCAGGCCAATATCGACCGCCGCCGACGTAGACGACTCCGAAGTCGCAGTCGTGGCCAGCATACGGTTCGTTCTGCGCGAGATCAATGACGCGATCGAGCGCTTCGTAATGAGCGCGAATCGTGTTCGGGCAATGTGCCCACTTTCGATCGCCGGTGTGATCGTTGACGTGCGCGAGCGGATCAATCATGACAACCTCGACTTAGGCAGGCCTAAGTACGAATGAACCCGATGCGCAACGACCAGGTCGAATCGTAAGATAAAACGTAGGATTAGAAGGACAGCCGACGACAGTTATATCGAAGTCGCTAGTAACTAGGCTGCAAAAGGCCATATCGCAGTATAGCGTAAGATCATCAACTTCCAGTCTATTCCGAGTGCAACTGAACACAGCGAAAATCGTAAGATAGCTAGGTGGCGGCCCAGGATTACACGGCGTTCCAACGTCTTCAAATATACTCTCCCATAACCTACCGAACCAAAAAGTATTATATTTTGCTCCGACGTGGCGATTGCCGAACACGACAATATCGTACTCGAGTACGTACTCTCTGCCATCTTGCGGACAGCAGCCGACGCCACCGCCGCCGCCGCCGCCATCCGAACCCGGCACCGACCCGCCGTACGGCGCACCCGTGCAATCGGGAACGCGTACACGATTGCCGCTCGCGTCTTCGTAGAAGATATCGACGATCGCACCCGAGTAGTCGCGAGCGACGCAAAGCTTCGCGAGACAGTCGATACACTGTCGCTCCTCGTCTTCGTCACGCTCTTCTTCGTCTCGAAACTCGAAGCCGTAAGGTCCGTAGTACGCGTAGCCGTACTCATCCGTTTTCAACTTTCGGCAACGTCGTTGATGCCGCGAGTCTCCGAGTCGAATGAGCGCGTAGTTGTCGGCGCGATAAAGAATGCGCGCCGGACCGTAGTCGTCTGCTTCGAGAAAGTATGGATCGCGCGGAATCGCGTGCGCGTAGTCGCCGTCGCCGTAGACGTAACCGAAGACGACGCCGCTGACCGCTGCTCGCGCAAGCGTAACGCCATCAGACGGTTCGACGAGTACGACAAACGGATCACACGAATCCTCAGGCACTTCGACACGATACGCTTGCGGCGCGAGAAGCGTACCTGGCGACGCAAGGTTGCCAGTAATGCGCCAGATCGTGTACTCGCGCGCCGGTATCGGCGTCTTCACGTAGACGATATTATGCGGCTGCAGCGCGCGAAATATCTCTTTCTCGATATCGCTCGGCGATGTCTGCGGTCGCAAGACGCGCCGCGCGGATTCGATAAGAAGATTGATCCGATCGGCGCGCGCAAGTTCGCCGATCGGGTCACCGGGACTAACGAACGATAACGGATCGCTCACGACTATACCTCACGTTCCGATACCGAGTAGACTAAAGTCGGCCTCTTCGTAAACGACCGAAACGTACGCCGCGACCGGCTCCTGAACGACGATGCCCCAGCGGGCAACCGGTCGATATTTCACCCAGAGATAGTCGTGACCACGCTTGAGCGGAACCGTAATATCCTTCGTGATACGAAGGTTTCGTCGATTGCGCTCGACTCGAAACTTGTGCGTGACTTTCCACGCGGATGCGTTCTCTTTGTCCGCGACGCAACCGAGATAGAGAACCTCGCCTGGCTCGAAGTGATAAAATCTCTTCTTATTGACTTTGCCTATTAGACTCATCGCTGTTTGAATATATGCGACATTCACGACTGGAATCGTGATGCGTCGCTCGAACGAGAGCGACGGCGCAACGATATCACAACCTTCGATCGAGTCTTCGGAGACGTTGATCGCGTTCTCGAAATCCGGCGCATCAGCAGGCATCGTCCACACACCGCCGCTCGCGCCGACTGGCGCCGGATTGCGATCGAGGACCCAACGCGCACCGTTGAGCGCTACGATCCGATACGGACCGTACGTCCACGCCGACGGTCCGCCGGTCACGAAAATCGTTCGACCTTCGTGTGTGGGATTCGCTGCGATGCCATCGGGAACCACTTCCGCGAACGCGACGCACTGCAGGTTCGTACCGCTTGCCGTCGCGTTGCCAGCGCCGACGCGACCTTGCGCGATCGCACTCGTAACGTGAATCTGTTGAGCTTCCGCGGAGATCGAGTAACCGAACGATAGATCGACCGTATCCGAAGACGGCGCCGACTTCGTTGCTGACGGTGGACTCGCATCGACTGCCTCGTCGCTCGGCTCCGCGGAGTACGTGATTGCGACATCGTAAGTCCGACCGTCCTCGTTCGCGCGAATATCTACGTCGGATCGCGTGAGGCCGAGGAAAATCGGAGGCGTGTACGTGTAAACCGCGTTCGCGACCGAGATCGCATCAGGATAGTCGATCGCGTGCACGTTGATCCGATAACTCGTACGGTTATAAGAGAGCGAGAGCTCGTCCGGGTTGATCTTGAAGAGAAGATGCGGCATGCTATTTCACCTTCATGTTATCCTGAACGCCTTGCTGTACCTTTCGCACCTCTTTTAGAATGTCCGCGAGCAAATCTTCTTGGCGCTTATGTGTGCGTGTACCGAACGCGAACTGCTGTCGCGCTGCGAATGCCGTAAACGTGCCGCGCGCCTCGCCGATCGCGAGTATGTTCGCGACTTCTTCCTTCGGTACTACGACGAAGTCCGCTTGCATCTCAGCGACGCGACCTTTCGGTGGTCCTTGCTGCTCCTGATCTCGCTGCTGTTGTCGTCGTAGCGCTTGCAAAATCATCTGCTCGAGTTCCCAGCGCAACTGGTCGACGCGTGCGCGATCGACGTTCTCGATCTTATCTCTGAGAAATTTATCGATCTCTTCCGCGTTGAGCGCAAGCGCACCCTGACCGAGCGCGCCGACACCAACGCCGATAAGACCACCGGCTGGCCCTCCGATAAGGAGACCCGCGCCGCCACCGACTAGCGGCAACACCCACGGATTATTCGCGAAGAACTCGAAGACGTCGCGCACAAACGACCACCACAAGCGCTTCAACGATCGGATCAGCGTAGCCCACGTTAGTTCAAGCGCCTTTACGAGTATATTGAACGCGGTCTCGATGTCGCCTGACTTGATCGCCGCCACGATCGCTTTTATCGAATTCGACCAGTCCGTCGCGAGTCCCTGAAGGTCGGTCTTCATTTCGCGGAACTTCTCGATCGTGTTGTTCCCGCTCGCGACCGCGGCCACGCCGAGCGCTGCGATACCAGCGACAACGAGACCGATCGGACTCATGATCGCGAGTAACACGAGTTTTACCGCAGCGAGCAGCGCAGAGAACACGCCGATCGCGATCGAAACGACTTTCACGATACCCGCGAAGGCGAGTAACGCGGTACCCGCGGTGACGAGGCCAGCAGCGAACGCTGCCACCGCGATGACAGCGCCTTGATTTTGACGCACCCACTCGACGAGGCTCGCAGTCGCATTTTGCAACCACGCCGCGATCGACTCCAACACGGGCGCGATCTCGGCAGCGACCTCGTACCAAACTGCAGAAATCGAAGCCGTAATCTCGCGCCACGATTGCATAATCTGCGTGGCGCGTTGCACTCGTTCACTCGTTGTCGCGGTAAGATTCGCGAGTCGATCCTTCGCATCGTTCGAGAGCACACCCATCGAAACGAGCGCCATGCCGACCTTATCGCCGAAGAGCTCGACTGCGATACGCGCACGCTGCGTCTCGTTCGGAATACGCTGCAACGCTCCGAGTACGATTTCGAGTCGCTGCTCGAGCGGCAAATGCGCGAACGAAATAACACCGAGATTCTGCAGCACGTCTCCGAACTCGGCTACCGCTTTCGCATCGAGCTTCGCAGTCATGCTTTCGAGCGATGCACCGAGCTCGTCAACGCTCACGTTCCAAACGCGAAAAAGCGATGAGAGTTTCGAAAACTGCTCGACCGACGTGCGCAGTCGCAGCGCCCAGCCACCTATCGCTTCCTGCTCTCGGAAGACCGACAGCGCCGGCCGAAACGCTGCGAGTATCGATGCACCGATACCCTGAAGCGCAACGCCCCACGTCGCGAGCTTACGTGAAACCGCATTCAAATCCGCGGTCAGTCGATCGGTTAGCGTCAGCTCGACACTCGCGCGACCCGCTCGGATTTCTGATGCGCTAGCCACGACTTTAAATCGTCCTTAGTCAATAACGGCAACTCGTTGTCGCCTCGAACACCGAACCGCTCGAGGTACTCAACGACATCCGGGAAAATATCTTCGACTCGAATCGTCGACGACTCGCTGCCGCGAAACGCGTTCGCGATCGCAGCTGCGATGACACCGTAGTGACAGTGATCGTGGAATAATCTGCTTTCGTACATCGCGCGCAATTCGCCGAACGTAAAGTCCCACGGCGCTATGCCGAGGTAGCCGACGAAGTGCCAGACATAGGAGTCAATGTCTGCGCACTCGCTTGCTCGACTTTCGACAGCAGCAGCTTCAGCGCGGCGCCGAGTATTTCGCGCATTATGGGATGGCCCTCGAAAAAATCGAGAATCCTCGAGATAAACGCGACCTCGGCTTCCCAGATCGACCGACCGTAAAGCGACTCGAAAACTTCGTTCGCGGTAATACCGTACCGCGCAAGCGATTCGCGACACAGCACTGTCAGCAACGCCTCTGCAGTCTTGCGATCGCGGAACACGGCGCCGTCAGCGAGTATGCGCACAAACTCTTCGTAGTCGAATCGCTGCGACTGCACGTTGTCGCTCGTAATGTCCGGCTTCACTACGCGTGCAAGTGCTTCCGAGGCCCATTTTGCAAGATCGAACCCGTGCTCGCGAAGATCGTGATATCGCGCGAAACTAATCCGCGCAACTTCGTACTCGCGACCATGATCGTCCGTAAATCGATGTCGCATCGCTGTCAGTCCTCACGAGATCAAGTCGTTACCTCGAAGTACTCGGGATAGCGATAGACGCCGCCATCGAGTAACGGCGACACCACGAACGTGACTGAGATAACGATCGCTTGGCCCATCTGCTCAGCGCGATTGAAACGTGTTACTTCGACGAGCGTCTTGATACCCCACGAACCGACCTCAGTACGCGGACCGTTCAGGCAAAGAACATGCAACTGACCGCGATTGAAAAACGCCTGGCGAATCTGCGCGACGCTCGGATCGCCGGCAACGTCGAGCATGTCGAACTCGATCGTCGCCTCCTTCAACGTCGCTACTTGCGTGCGCCAACCAGCATGCGCACGCGTCGTCACGTCCGCGGTCGCGTGCGATAAGTTTAGTGTCAGGTTGCTGACATTCGGCGCCTCGACCCACGTCGGATTGGTCCAGTTATTCGCGGTATCGACGTAGAGCTTCGCGAGGTGCCCTAAGCGTGTTCGACTCATGCGCTTGCCTCCTTATAAAACTGCGACAGTTTCGCAAGACCTGCTCGAAACGCGGGCTTCATATACTCGCGTTTCGGATACTTCGCGATGCGTGCGCCGTAGCGACGTACGCCGCTATGCTCGTGTAGCGCTGGCACCGGCGAATCAGGACGTAGTAGTGTCGGTCCGATGACAACGCTTTTCTTTCGCTCGTCGAGCGAGAAGAAGATAAACTTTCGCAGCTGACCCTTACGCACCGACGGCGGCTGGCCTGGCGGCGACGCGGTCTTACGTCGACGCATACTTCGCTGCGCGACCAGTCGCACAAATGCACCGAATCGCTTGAAGACGCGCAGCGTCTTGCGATCGATGTAGCGCGCGATCGCTGGCCGATCGAGAAAAAGCTGCTTCACTTTTACAATCGACTCCGATGCCATCACAACGGCTCCAACATGGCATATCGCGCAGTCACACTCGCGCGAACGAACGAACTCTCGTCGAAGACTTCTTCGATCTCGTAAAGCGGATCGGAAAACGAGATCGACTCGAATGCGTACGCGATGCCATCACGTTCGAGCACTTCTTTGCCCGTGATACGCGCCGCGATTAGGTACGTATCGTTTACGACAGTTTCGATCGACGATGCGTCTACGTACGTTCGAGCGCGAACGATCTCTACGTCGAGAAGAAATCGAAATCGCGATCGTGAAAGTCGCTCGCGCTCGGAACGAACGAACGTGACGACGCATACGTCGGGCGTCTCGCGTGCGAGAATCCAGTAGTGCGCCCACGTCCTCGTCGCCGCTATTGATGCAGTCTGTGGCGGACCGTTGAGCGCGTCGACAACGGCGTCTAATAGATTCGCGATCATCGGTCCATCAACACAAGCACACGAGTCGCTGTCGGGATAACATCACTGCCGACGACTATGCCAACGCGCTTATTACCGGTCGCCGTCGTCGTGAAAACTCTGTTCGCAGCATCCCAGTAGACGACTGTTCCTTGCCCCCACGGAGAGCCTGCTTGCCGCGGGCCTTCGATTACGGCGCCGACAGCGACGCCGCATGGCACGTTAGCCTTCATCGGCTCGAGCGTGACCGTCGGCATGTCGCCGAGAAAAAAGAGCACGCCAGCGGGTTGGTCAGAACTCGACGTAGCCGGAACTACGAGATCGTGATGCTTGACAACGACGTTCATCGATCACCTCCTTAGGATGCTAATCTCGTCCAAACGCGAACGAGGAAACCGTAAGGATCGCTCGAAGTCGTAGCGTGCGCACCACCGATAGCACGCACTACGACGTATCGCTGCGCTGTCGCGACGTTGACGATTTCGTCTGCGACGCGTGGCCAATAACCGGCAGGTAAGTCGCTCACGCGCACAACGAAGCACTGCGTCGTCGTGTCGGCTGCGACCTGACCACCGAGTGACACCGACTGCGAATCGCGGCGCGCGACTACGGCATCGATCTCGGTGCCGTTCGGAAGCCGAAGCCGAACGCCGCGGCTGCGAAGTAGTGTCTCGAAGAAATCGTTGAGGACTGCGTTCATGACTTCTCACTATCGTCACGGCGTCGCACGCACTGCAGCTCGGTGATCGAGCAACGCGACACCGAAGTGCCAGTAAGCGCGCACCGAGTAACCGAGGAACTGCGGACTCGGCTGCACCTCTTCGATGATCGGCGTTTCCTGACCACGCAAGAACGCGACCGCGAATGCCGGTGTCGTTGCAGGGTCAGCGACGAGGTACCACGTCGAATTAGCGCCGTTCGTCGGTAGATACTGCGTAACGACCGGTTCGAACTGGCCAGCGTAGGCGTTCGTTTCAGGTAACGTGCGATCGCTACCGCCCGCGATCACGACGCGCACACCGGTAAAGAGATTCTCGGCAGTCGCTTTTAGTCCGACCGGCACAACGAGGAAGCTCGGCTTCACGAAGACCGGCTGACCGAACTGGTCCTTTTGCGCCAGCATCGCTTCGACTGCGCGATCGAGATTGGGAATCGTAAGCGGTGCGCTTGTCACGACGTTCGCGTTTGCGGTGCTAAAGAAGTTGCCCGGGTTCGCGACGATCGTACTCCAGAAGAGATTCTCAAGCGCGATGATCGCGCCGCGCGCGGCCTCCTGCGGAATCGCGAGGAACGCGCCGAGATCGTCGTTGATGATGTCCTGATGCGTGATCGTGAACAGACGTCCATACGTGTCCACCTTGATTTGCCAGCCGTTATCACCGATGCGCTCCTGTGCGATCGATCCGCTCGGTGGCACACGCTCGAACTGCGCGAACGCATTCAATCTCGCGAGCGTGTGCGGCATAAAGTTCACTGTCTCCACGACACGCGAGATTCGAAGACACGTCGGTGGCATCGTCTCGTAGGTCGAAACGAGGATGCGATACGCCGACTCGCGCAAGAGATTCGGAAACGATCGCACGCTGAACGCCGCGCGGATCACATCGACCGGCGAAGAGTACGGATCGATGCGATGTCCTTCGAGTCGAAGACATTCGCGTGCGAGTTGCAACAGCCCGAGATTACGATACTTCGATGCCGCATCGACGACTCGAGGCGCAAACTTCTTCTCGGCACTCTTCGCGATCGATCCGCCGGCGCGAAGCATGACCGCGGCGGTAAGGACTTCGGTCGTGTCCACGCTCGCATCGAACGCGTGCACAACTCGACTACTCGGCCGACTCGCGCGAATCGCAGCGAGCTGGCACTTCTTCGTAGACCAGTTCTCTCGAATCGCACGCTCCGCGAGATGCGGATACTTCCCGAGAATTCGCTTCACGATCTCTACCCTCCGAGCGGCTTTCGCGGCCACGACTGACGTGCCGATGTCCGCGGGCACATCGACGATCGAAATCTCGCGCAGCACAGCGAGATCGACTACGTAAAGCGGACCCGTAAACGACTGGCCATTCACTTCGACTTCGGCGCCGTCGGGAATCTCGCGATACTCGACGACCTCGAGTCCAATCGAGGCTTTCCACGGGAAACCGTTTTCGATCGACGAGAGAAAGTCGCGCGAGTACTCCGTGTCGCGCGAGACCACGGCGTCTGCTACGATCTCGTTGCCCTCGATCGCGATGCTCGTCGTGTGCCCGATACCAGCGTACTCGTCGTGCGCGTAGCGAATCGGCAACGAACTCGTCGGAATCTCGAGGCCACTAAGATCGACTACGACGGGCAACGGCCAACCCTCGACCGTCATCGTACCGCCGGTGTACGCGACGATCTGGATTCTTCGCAGTCCTGACGCGGCGTCGTCAGTCGATTGTGATTCTTCCTCCGCCGGTTCCGACTCATCGTCTTCGCTCGGCGATTGCTCTTCGTCTTGCGCGACAACTTCGTTTTCGTCTTCGTCTTCTTCGTCTTCGAGCTCGTCGTCAGGATCCTGCGCGCGAATCCTCGCCTTCGCTCGAATCCGAAGGAACTTCTTCATCGTCTTCGGCATCGCTATTACCTCCTTTCTCGAAAAGGAAACCGAGACCGAGTTCGTTCGCGAGCGCGTATTCCTTCGCTCGCTGACGAAGTTCGGTCATCCAATCACGGCCCTGCTTCGCGTACTCGTACGCGAACGTCGTTAGGCCGCTTTTGAGACGCAAGCGCTGCGCCTTCGCTTCTTTCTCCGGATCGACGCCCTCGAGTGCAGGCCAATACCACTCGTGATCCGGCACTTCGCGACCCAATTCGACCATCGCTGACGCTTCGCTGTCAGCGATACGCCACTCGCGATAGAACGCTCGTAGCAACGGTTCGAGTACGATCGCTTCGATACGGGCACGCTCGACTTCGAGTGCGCGATACCAGTTGCGAAGATCGAGTCGACCGCTCGAGAAATTCGCGCGCGAAGAGTCGTTCAGCGCGACCACGACCGGCACGTTGAGACAGCGCGCAATCTCGCTCATGAGATGGTACACGAAGTCGCCATAAGTCGTAGTCGGATGCTGCGCCGTCATCTGTGAGAGACGCCAGCCCGGCGGCAATACGGTCGCACTGCGCGGCCGCAAATCGACGAATTGCCAGACGAGTTCGCGAGCAAATCGCTCGGCATCACGCGGAATGTACGCGGCTGAGTCAGTTTGCAAAACGGCTGCGAGATTGGCTGCGGTCTCGGCTGCAGCCGCAGTCGCGAGCGTGAACCGACGCAAAATCGAGAACAGCGGCAACGCCGGCGTAATCTCGGGCACACCACGCCATTGGCCCGGACGCTCGCGGTGGAAGTAGTGGATGACTGAGTCTGCTGGTATCGTCTCGTACGAGTAGTCGATGTCCGCGACCGCGATGTCACCGGGATGTCGCCGCAAAACGTGATACGCCGCTGGCACCCCGTAGTCATCGAAAACGACACCTTCGACTGGCTGCATGAGCGAAGAGATCGGACCTTCGCTCACCTGCTCCGGCTCGACGAGTCGAATCGCAAGCTTCACTTTCGTTCGCTGCCGCGGGTAATCGCAAAGGATCGCAAACGCCTCGCCGTCGACGACAACGCAGCGTCGCATCGTTCGCAGAATCTCGGGAAGATCGACCGCGGCGCACCACTCGGACCACGCGCGCTCAAAACGAAGATTCAGCTCTTCGTTCGTAGTGCGAACCTGCAAGACCGGTCCGGTGCCGATCGTGTAGTTCGCAATCGTCGAGACGATGCCGTTCGCGTAGCTGTTGTTCGCAACTTCGTAACGCGATCGATTCCGCAACGTGCGTCGCACACTAGGCGTCAGCGCGGCCGACGGCGACAGCGCATCGGCTTGAGACCAGTGCTGCGCATTATCGGGAGTCGTAGCCGCAGCGTCGTAACGCGCGCGAACCGAAATGTCCGGTCGCGCTGACGACGCGTTGCCACTAGTACTGAAAACTCGACGTAGCCACCCAATCATCCCAACGCTCCCGGCGCGTTCATCTTCACGACGACCGCTTTCGGTTCCGATACTTCGCGAACGAACTCGAGCAACTCGCTTACGTCGCGGTACTGAACTGTCATGCCGTCGACAGTCACCGTCTTCGGTTGTCGCGCTTGATCGACTAACGATTCGATGATCTGTTGTCGCTGCACGTCGTCGATCATGACATCGTCCTCGCACGGTAACGCAGTAGGCCCTCGAGTAACCAGTTCGAACTCGCATCCGAAGCCGAAGTCGAACTCGACTCGAGCGAGTCGAAAATCTCGCACGCAACGAGCGCGCCCACAAAGCAGTCGAAGTAGTGATTCTCGCGCGCCGGCAGTAACGTCCACTCGACGCACTGCCGCCAGATCGACTGCGTGGCCACGCCGGTCTCCGACGTAAGATGCTCGATAATAACCGGCGCATCGACACTGCGTGCGATCTCGACCGAAGACGAAGCGAAAAGATTCGCAGCGCTCGTCTTCGCGCGATTCGTGTCGATAAGCACGCTGGTCGTGGCGCGGTCCGGATCGCGCGTCATGCGCCACGCGTTACCCGTTACGTCGCCAGGCTTCGTAAGCTCGACGACCGACGACTTCGATCGCGCACCGACGTAGCGACCGTAAGCCGGATATACGCGATCGTGTACCGCGGCTACTGTCGACACGATGTCACTGCGATAACCCGCGTCCACGAGTACGAAGCTATTCGGGTAGCGAGCGCGAAGCTGCGCGAGAAGATCGTGTAGGCCTCGCTCGATCGACTGCGGCGCCGTAACACGATAGAATCCTTCGAGCGATAGTGCTGGCCGCGATGCCGAGTAGTAGTTCGCATGCTGCTCGGGCCACGTCGAGAACGCTACTCGCACGCGATCGTTCTCGCGCGCCACGACCGCGTAGTAGAGAATCCGCTCCTGCACGTCTACGTAAATACCGACCCGCTCCGACGGCGCAATCGAGAAGTCGCCGAACGCGGACGCAACCGACTCCGGCGAAATCGCAATCGAGTCGTCCGCGACAACGTTCGCCGCAGGTTCGTTCTGATACTCCGAGTAAAACGCGTTGCGATCCTGAAAGTAGAGATGCATCGCGTGCTGAATCGCTGACACCTCGATGCGCGGATCGTAACACGCTTCCCAAAACGGTATCGCACCGGCATCGAGCTGCTCACGATGCGCGAGGTAGTACTCGTTGATCCGCCGGTAGTCGCGCACGCGGATCGCATCGCGATAAACGCGTTCGTACTCCGACCACGCGGCCATATCGGCCGGCATCGAGCGAAGCAGGCCGATACGCTCGCCACTCCACTCGGGTAGCGACAACAGCTGGTCACTAAGATCACCGCGGCGAATGACGGTACACGTGCAAAGCACCGCGGCTTTATGGTCGTGCGCCATTGTGCCGAGAATGTCGGACTGGATGAGTGCGCGCCGATACTCGCACTGCCGCGGCGACATCGCGCTGTCACGCGTCTGCGGGTCGTCGATTAGGATAAGTTGCGGTCGTACGAGTCGGCCGTCGGGCAGCGCGTGCTGCAAGCCGCGCAACGAACCGCCTCGAAGTGGCACCGATTGGATTAACGCACCCGAGCACTTCGATCCTTCGATCGATGCAAGTACGATCCGATCGAACGTAAGTCGCAGATGCGTCGGCTTACCATCGAAAAGCTGAAACCGCATGCGCTGCAAGCTGCCATCGGCGCGCAGAATCGGATAGCACGCCTCGGGATAGTCTTCGATGAGTCCACGTGCAGTCGTGAGCCAAAGAATCAGATTCTGAATCGTCTGTCGCGCGCGCTGACCGTTCGCGGTCACTACGAGTACATACTTCGCGTACCCATGCAGTACCGCCCACAACGCGGTCGCTAGCGAAAGCGAAGTCTTGCCGCTGCCACGAGGTAGCGCGTACGCGAAACAACCGCCACGAAGGACGACCTCCTCGAACTTGCGTGCAATCGCTCGATGCGCGTCCGAAAACGGTAGCGAGAAAACCGAAGGTAAGTACGTCCGACACCACTCGAGAATCGATCGACTCGCTCGCGCACGCCGACGTGGACTCGCAACTTCGGGCAACGGTCCGATCTCGCGAGCGCGCAAAATAACACGTCGCCGACGCAGCGAGTCGTCGGCGACTTCATGTGCGTACTCTTCGATCGTCCTAGCCGCCATCGCTCTTAGCCTCGCCTAAGTCACGCAACGGCATCGCAATCGGTTTCAGATCGTCCGAGTAGTTCGCCGGATGCGTAAGCATCGCGCGAATAACCCGCGGCGATGCACCCCACACGTCACCGACCGCGTTCAAGCGAGTCGTACAACAAACCGGCGACAGCAACTCGCCAGTCGCGGTCGCGATAATACCACCGCCGCTATCGCCCTGTGACACCGATAGACGATAGCGAACCTGGAAATCGGCGTTCTCTTTCGCAACCACGTAACCGTCCTCGCGATTGCCCGGAATATGCACGCCGTAACCGCAGTGAAAGACCTTGTCTCCGACCTCGAACGACTCCGCAACGCGCAGCCACGGCAGTCGATCGTGACGGTCGTCCGTCAGTAAAATCGAGCAGTCGGACTTCCGATTGATCGCAATCACACGCGCGCCGAACGACACGCCGTTGCGAAGAACGACCGTGACCTCTTCGCCGACACGACGGTGACAGTGCGCGGCGCTCACAAGATACCAGCGACCGTCGTTGCGCTTCGGACCTACGATCGTCGCACTACAGTAACCGCCGGTCATAATAATCTTCGCGACTGCGTCGCACGGATTCGCTGCCGGCTTATCGTCGTCCGGTTGCGGTGACTTCTCTTTGTCACCGCGTCGCTCGTCTTGCGGCGGCGGTACGCGTACACAACCGAAGTTCACCGCGGTGCCGCCGCCGATAATCGTAAGTAGCGCGGTCAAGACCGCAACGAAAATCGAACGCCACGGTTCGGGAATCGAAATCCGCATCGAAATCGCTCCTACGAAGACGGACTACTCGATTTTCGAGGC